GGTACTGGTACAAGTGCTTATCAACGTGGTTCGTCTCAAGTACCAAGCACTGCTTCTCAAGTTTTAGGAGCTGTGGGATCTTTCTTTAGTGGATCTGATGTTGAATTAAAAACTAATATTAAAAAAGTTGGTGAACTAGAACCTGGAGTTGGTTGGTACACATGGGATTGGAACGACAAAGGTAAAGCCATTGGTGTAGATGCAGAGCCAACAGAAGGCGTACTGGCTCAAGAGTTACTAGAAGTTAAACCAGATGCAGTAATAGTTAAAGATGGTTACTACGCTGTAGATTATTCTAAGGTGCTGTAATGAGTATTACGTCAGGACTAACTCCAAGAAGATACGCTAATGGTGGAGAGACGAACTCAGGGATTTTAGACAGGATCAGCTTAAGAAAAACAGCAGAAGGTTCAGGATGGAACGCAAGAGACTTTACTGATATTATATTTGATCCTACTGACCCTGTTGATTATTTTGTTCTTGGTCTGATGGCTTTTCCACCCGCTGGTATAGCAGCTAAACTTATTCAAGCAGGAATTAAAGGAAACAAATTAAGAACGACATTAAAAAAAGTAGAAGCGGCTAAAGGGTTAACGCTTGGTCCAACTAGATCGAGTATTACAGGTAAAGCAGGGCAAATGGCGCTAAGAAATGAATTAGCTGATTTGGTAACTACCAACAATAGAGGCATTGAAAACATCGGTCCTATTGAACTTTATAGCGATGAAGCTAAAGATCAAATTAGAGAAGATCCTTCCATAACTAAAAAGGGTGGAATAGGTGAGTATGTTGAAATGGGACCAGATATAAAAGATATTTATAATGCTGTACGAGATCCAGAAACAAGGGAATATATGATTGATGATATGAAATCTGGTATAAAAAACTTTTTTTCTGACGATGTTCCTGAAGATGCATTAGATCAAGCAACAGAAGATCTTGATGTTGCAAATGCAGAAGAAAAAGAACTTACTAAAAAAGAAAAAACCATTAAAGGAATTGGTTCATTTTTAGAATCATTTGGAGATTCACAAAGCGAATATTCAAGCACTCCCGGATTTATGATTAAAGGAAGCGGTATATCCACTCCAGAGATTACAAGATACCAAGGCGGTGGCATAGCTAACATAGACCCAAAGGTAGTGGACGAAGTAAAGGACCAAGAAGAAAAAATAATGGAAGGAATTAGTGCATTTTTAAAATCATTTGAAGACTCAGGAAAAGAATATTCAAGCACTAAAGGATACACGATTCAAGGAATGGGTGCAGCTACTCCAGAGATCAAAAGATACGAAGATGGTGGTATGTCTACCATGGAGCCAATGATGATGGCTGGCGGTGGCATAGCTAAGTTTGCAGAGGGTAGTGGCAAAAAAGGAGTACTTAAAGGAAGTATAAAATATTTAAAAGATAAAGCAGACAAAGCTAAAGCAGCTAAAGCTAAAGCTAAAGCTAAAGCTAAAGCTAAAGCTAAAGCTAAAGCTGATAAAGATAAAGCAGCTAAAGCCAAAGCTAAAGCTGATGCTAAAGAAACAGGCGTAACAAAAGATAAACCGGTTGATCCAAGAGATAGCTACATACCTGAACCTTTACAACCTATACTTTCAGGTGCAGCAGCAATTGGAAAAAAAGTTTTTAGTCCAAGTAAATATTCTCCAGATACTAAACAACAAATAGGTGCATCTTTAACAAGTTTAACTCCAGCTGTTATTGGAGCTACTGCACTTACTGCGTACGCTAATAGGGATAAAAATAAAAAATCACCAGGCAAAGGATCAGATAAAGCAACCGTTCCTGAAATTGAAGAATCAGATGCACTACTAGACATCATTAGACAAACTAGCTTAGAACGAGCACAAGCAGCCGGAAGAACAGAGCCTACATTTGTAGACTATCTTGCATCTTTCCCTAGCAGTTACATGGAAAAAGTAGAAAGAGATCCTGAGTTTGCAAAACAAATGATGGCAGGATTTGCAGCCATGACAAAAACAACTGAAGGTTACGCTCCAAGAAATGCCTTTACTGATTTTACACAAGGAGTTCAAGAGGAAAGAATAAGACAAGAAGATGCTAAACCTGATCAAATTAAATTACTAGAAGGTATTGAATCTGGTGAAGTTGATATACAAACCCTCAGAGACTTATCTAGACCAGAGGTAACTCCTGAACAAAGAGCAACGCTTGGATCTTTACTTTTAGATGATGCTAAAAAAGTTGTTGAATCTTCTGTTAATAGAAAAATTGGAAAAAAAGAAAACTTAGTTGATGTTAATCAACAAATTGTAACAATAGGTAAATTAATAAGTATATATGAATCTGGCGGACAACCAGCTTTAGACATGTACTACGCAACGTTATTGCCTGAAAAGGGTTAACATGCCTATAGTCACAGTTGATGGCCAGCGATATAACGTTGCAGACACTAGCCCCGAAACAATTCAAGAAGCTGTTGAGTTAAGAACACAATATCAAAGTTCTCCACCATCAGATGGTTCTTTTATAGGAGATATAGGTAGAGGTGTAGCCGCTGGTGTTGTATCTATACCTCAAGGAATAGCTACCATACCCACCACTGGTATAGATTTGTTATTTAATACAGATATTACTGATGACGTTAATGAATTATTTGAATCAATCAAACCAGATGTAGAAGGTACAGCAGGAAAAACAGCACAATTAATTACTCAATTTGGTGTGCCTGGATTAGGCCTTGCAAAACTTGGATCTGTTGCTTTTTCAAAATTAACTAAGCTACAACAACTAGGAAGTTTTGCAGCCGTAGATGCAGCAGTAGCCACCGATGATGTGGATACAATAGTAGATATGATCTTTGATAAAGAAAGCGATGAAGAAAGATTAAAAACTTTACAGGGAAGAGATGCTGCTCTAGCAAGACTAACAGAAAGACTACAAGTATTTGGAGAGACAGCTACATTTATGTATGCAGCTCCAGTTGCTGTTTCTGGTGCAGCAAAAGGTGTGGGTGCTGGACTAGATTTAGTTGCTCCTTATATGTCAGCTTTAGCAAAAGCAACCGTAGGCAATGGATCTGAAGGTGTAAAACAAGCAGCAAAAGCAGACAACATGCTTACTAAATTTGTTAGTAAGTATTTTAGGTACGGTGGAAAGTATGGAGATACTGTTGCTAACAACAAACTTATAATGGACGTTATACAGGCTAAGATGTTATATACATCTAAACTTCTTAGTCCTGTTAATGATGCTTACGCTGGCATTAAAAAAACTATGGATCAAGCTGCATCAATAGGTGGTAAATTAAATGACCCAGATGCTTTAGAATTAACCAAAGCAATAGCAACATATAGAGCACCTATTTTAGTAGTAGAAAGACAGTTCCCCGGACTTACAGGCAAAGACGCATCAACTAAAGCAAAAATTATTCAAGACGAAGCTTTGAAAAAAATAAAAAGTTTTGAAGGTTCCGGTAACAAAATTGATTATGAAGAATTGGGTATAGTTTCAAGAAATAAAGAAACAGGTAAACTAATAGGAACAGAAAATAAAATATCTGAAGTCGTACAAAAAAATCAAGGATTGACTGCACAAGAAGAACAATTAATTTTTGACATGAGTAAACCTGGTGGCAACGTTACAAGATTGTTTATAGAAGAACCATTAAGAGAAGCAATTGGAAACAACATTGGTTTGTATGGAACAACAACTTATAGAGCACTTAAAAGTTCTGGTTTTAAAGTTGATCCAAAATTTAAAGAAGAGGCGATACAAGAACTTCAAGATAAAATACCAGGTCTTCAAAATAAATCAGTTGCAGAAAACGCTTTCGAGGAATTAATTACTTTAAAAAATTCAGGACAATCTTATGAAACACCAAAGATGTTTTCAGAAGGTATAAATTTTGGAATGCTTCAAGGCAAAGATCTTAAAAATTTACCAGCCGTAAGGAAAGCTATGGGAGAAATAACTGCTCTTGATTACAAAAAACCTGGTGAATGGAGAAAAGCATTAACAGACGAATCAGTTGCTGCTTCAGAAACTATGTCGAAGCTTGGTGCATTATCTGGTAAAGCACAAGCTCAAGAAAGAATACTTGCTTTAAACAAAAACGCTATAACTACAGGCAGAACGCCATTCTTAAAAACTGCTGAAGAATTAGCACCAGGATTAAGTGAAAAAGAACTTGCTAAATTACCTACGCCTTTTAACGGATACGTTAGATTTGGTAAAGAGTCTGGATCTTTAAATGGATTATATGCACCAGAATCTTTTTATAAAGCTCTTGATGACGTTGGTAGTGAGTGGTTAAAAGATGTTCCAAATATATTAAAAAAAACATATCAAGGATTTTTAGGATTAAAAGCACTGGCTCAATACGGTAAAACTATTCTTGGCCCTACTGCTCAAATAAGAAACAACACTAGCGTACCCTTAATGGCTTTAATGAATGGCAACTTGGGTCCGTCTGGTAATTTTTCTAAAAACTTTAAAGCATCTTATTCTGGATTGTTTGATCCTAGACAGAAAACAAAATGGAATGAAACCTTACAAGAAGGCATTGATCAAGATTTGGTACGAGGCAAAGCCGTTGAGTTAGAAGAGTTTGCTGATTTAGCTACGTTTGCTTCTAATGACATACAACTATTATCAGATTTAAAAGCTACATCTGTTGGTGATGTCATAAGTAAAATTAAAGGTGTTCCAGAAAGAGCTTACACAGGAGCAGATAACGCTGCTAGGTTAATTAATTATGATGGAGAAAAATTTAAACTTGGTAAGGTATTTGCTAAAGAATCAAACGATGCAATGATTCCAATAAAATCTGGAATAAATATTTCAGATCCTCAAATGCAAAAATTTATTACATTATCTAAAGATTCAGGATCTATAGGTAGACCCGTTGTTAATGTAGGGGAATTAAAAGCAGCTGGTGACGATGTTGTAAAAAAGTTTTTGCAAAGAGAGTCTTCTGATTTATCTTTAAATCTAACACCCACATATTCAAGAGTTTCAGAAATAGTTAGGACTTTAAAATATGCACCAGTAATAGGTAACTTCACAGCTTTTCCTGCTGAAATAATTAGAAACTCAGCTAATACTTTAGAAAGAGCGGTTATAGAACTAACAAGTAATAGTGTTGAATTGCAGAAAGTAGGCATGAGAAGATTGACTGGTGGTTTAGTAACAACTGTTGGATTACCAGCAGGACTTACAGCTACAGCATTAGCTTTGACTGGAGCTGAACAAGAACAAATAGATGCTTATAAAAGATCCTTTGCTCCTCCTTGGGAGAAGACAGCTACATTGATTCCAACAGGCACAGACGCTGATGGAAACATTACAGGTTTTTATAATTTTAGTTACACCAATCCTTATGAATTTTTACAAAAACCTTTTCAAGCTGCAATAAATGCTTACGAACAAGGAGTAAGAGACGAAAATAGTTTGATGAAGATAGCAACAGATGGATCTTTTGGAGCTATTGCCGAAATAGCTGATCCTTTTTTAAGTCCAAGCATAGGAGCAAATGCAATAAAAGAAGGAGTAATTGGAAGAACAGGGACAGGTAGAATTATTTATAACGAATCTGATTCACTAGGAGATAAAGTATCGAAAGGATTGTTACATACATTGAACGCAGTAGCTCCAACAGCATTACCTTTTACTATACAAACTGATGCAGAAGGTGTGCAATTTGTTAAAGGAGACTTTGCTACAGCTTTAGCTTCTTTGGGAAGCCCAGACAAAAGTGTTATTACTCCTAGAGGAAAAGAATTAGATGTTGCAGAGGCTATTACTTCTGCTTTCTCTGGTATAAAAGTAACTAAGCCACAGATTGATAGATCTCTTTATTACAAAGCGGCTGAAGCAAAACGAGCCATCAGAGAAACAACCAATGAATACAATAGATTGTTAAGGTCTTCTAATGAAAGAGAAGCAGATACTTTTATTCAAGGATATATAAATAGTAATAACGATAGATTTAATTCTTTACGAACTCTTTATACAGCAATTGAAGACGCAAGATCTCTTGGATTAAAAGATTATCAAATAGATCAACAATTAAAAACTGCAAAAGTAGCTAATAGAGCTATGGTTATGGCTGGTTTATTTAAACCAATTGAAGTAAGTACAGATCTTTTAAATATAGCTTTATCAGAAACAGATACAAAAGTTGCTCAACCAATTCCATTAGCAGAACTATTTAGTAATCAAGCAGAAATTACCGGACAAAGTTTACAAGGACAATTTATACAACCTGGAGTACAATCTAATCGTCCTTCAGCAACAAGAGCATCGAATGTTCTTAGACAGGAGGAGCTGAATAAAATTCTTACAGGAAAACCTTAAGCTTGGAAATTCAAATACTACTACCATTAGAAGTCTTCTACTCAAAGAAAAAAAAGTTCATTCTCAATCTAAACAACTATCGCAATGCTCACTACCGGGTATTGTCTATAGCCAAGAAACTTTACACCGATAATCTTATGCCCAGAATAGAGGGCTTTGGCAGTTTCTCTGAGCCGGTAACTTTAACCTACACCTACTACGCCAGAAGCAACAGACGACTGGACATAAGCAATCCTTGTTCAATCATAGATAAGTTTGCGTGTGATGCTTTGGTAAAGGCTGAGATTCTGGAAGACGATAGCTTCAATCAGATCAAAGCGGTGGTGTATAAGTTTGGTGGCGTGGACAAGGACAATCCAAGGTGCGAGCTAGTGATAACTCAGAACGGAACGCCTGTCTGAACCCAAGGTTTGATCTGAACTATCGTCCCATTCAAAGACGTTTTAATCCAGTCCACTTTCTCTAACAGCTCTACAGGAAACCCGGAGTTAACTACTTGAATCAACTCTTCACTAGAGTAGAAGTTGGTGTCCTTTGAACTCTTATCGTCCGGAACGTTAACGAATCTAAAGTCATCCTTCTCGTATATAACTATGTCATCATCTTGTTCCACCACTCTGGCCGGTATCAGTTCTGGAATGTAGTTGTGACGATTGCATCCTTTAGTTTGACGTTCATTACTTATTTTCTTATCGTGCTGAGTGCAATGCCAGTGGCTATCGCCTTTATCTATGTCTACTTTTGCGAACCTACACGAACGGCAATGAATTTTTTCAGGTAAAGCCCTACCCAGATAAGAAGCTTGTTGGCCTGGTGTCATGTAACTGCGGATACGATAGTCAGTCTCAGGTATGTAGTTCTCCGGGGGAGACTCAGACAGCAGAACGTTCTTGGCTTTCTCTATTAAAGAATCAAACAGATCTCTATCAAACTCAACTATCTCAGTGTAAAGATCTGAGTTGTTCTTATTGTAGACAATGGCTATGGCGTGCTTAAACTTAAAGAAGCCCATGTATAAATGTAACTGAGCAGCGTACTCGTCTGACCAATCGCAATAGCTTCCTAGCTTTTGTAGGTTCTTAAATCGATTGTCGTTAGCCGTCTTAAACTCTAACAGGTATGGGTTGTCTTGGTCCAGGCCGGGAAGGTTACTTGCCACACCGTCTATATGGCCTTTAACGTGCCCTCCTAGGGCTTTAGTTTCAAACTGCTTACCGTTCTTATCTACGTCATAGATCGAAGCACCAGGTATCTTTCTGAGCTTCTTAATGAGGTCATCTTCTACCACGTTACCCAGATCTAATAGACGTAGCACTCTTGGCTCCCAGTCGTTTGGCATCAACCAACGATAGCGCATCCACACCAGACGTTGGTTTGAATTACCAATACCGCTAATGCCTAAGTAAAATCTTTGGTGTTGCTCTTCGCTTAACTCAACTTGATCTAACAGT